TCCTGTTGTTCCTTGTGGTCCTGTTGGTCCTATTGGTCCTGTTGTACCTGTTGTACCTTGTGTACCTGTTGTACCTTGTGTTCCAGTTGTACCTTGGGTACCAGTTGTTCCTTGAGTTCCTGTTGTTCCTTGTGGTCCTGTTGGTCCTATAGGTCCTGTAGAACCTGTTGTACCTTGAGTACCAGTTGTTCCTTGTGGTCCTGTTGTTCCTTGAGCACCAGTTTCTCCTTGTGCACCAGTAGTTCCTTGAGTTCCTGTTGTTCCTTGTGGTCCTGTTGTACCTGTTGTGCCTTGAGTTCCTGTTGTTCCTTGTGGTCCTGTTGGTCCTATTGGTCCTGTTGTACCTGTTGTACCTTGAGTACCAGTTGTTCCTTGAGGGCCGGTTGTGCCTGTTGTTCCCTGTGGTCCTGTTGAACCTGTGTTACCTTGTGTACCTGTTGTTCCTTGGGGTCCTGTTGAACCTGTTAAACCTTGTGCACCAGTAGTTCCTTGAGTTCCTGTTGTTCCTTGTGGTCCTGTTGTACCTGTTGTGCCTTGAGTTCCTGTTGTTCCTTGTGGTCCTGTTGGTCCTATTGGTCCTGTTTCACCTGTTGTTCCCTGTGGTCCTGTTGGTCCTATTGGTCCTGTTGTACCTGTTGTACCTTGAGTACCAGTAGTACCCTGTGGTCCTGTTGAACCTGTGTTACCTTGTGTACCTGTTGTTCCTTGAGGGCCGGTTGTGCCTGTTGTTCCCTGAGGTCCTGTTGAACCTGTGTTACCTTGTGTACCTGTTGTTCCTTGGGGGCCGGTTGTGCCTGTTGTTCCTTGGGAACCTGTTGTTCCTTGTGGGCCTGTTGAACCTGTTGTGCCTTGAGGTCCTGTTGTGCCTGTTGTACCTTGAGTACCAGTTGTTCCTTGTGGGCCTGTTGAACCTGTTGTGCCTTGTGTTCCAGTTGTTCCTTGGGTTCCTGTTGTACCTTGTGTACCAGTTGTTCCTTGTGGTCCAGTACTTCCAGTTATACCTTGTGTTCCAGTTGTTCCTTGGGTTCCTGTTGTTCCTTGTGGACCGGTGCTTCCAGTAGTACCCTGTGGACCTGTTGAACCTGTGTTACCTTGTAAGCCTGTATCTCCTTTATCACCTGTTACTTGAAATGATAATACTACATCATCTAAGTTTGAAAATGGATTTGCACCTGATGATGTTTCTCCAGATACGGTTAAATTATACCATGCATTACCACTTTGACCAGCTACGCCAGTTATTTGAAATAATACAAAGTCATTAGTATTAAATTTTTCTGATATTCTAACGTGGCCTTTTATTGTAGAAGAAGAATTAGAAATAGTAGTCATAAATTGAACTATACTATTACCATCATCATCAGTAGCATCTATATACATTGCATTAGATGTATTTTGATTACCTCCGTTATTATTTAATCTAACTTTACCTGTTCCTGGGTCTGCAGCTCCTGTTTGTGAATCAAAAGTATAATCAAATGAAGCACCTCCAAAATTACCATCTTCCCCTGTTATACCTTGAATACCTTGTGAACCTGTTGTTCCTTGGGCTCCAGTTATTCCTTGGGTTCCTTGTGTACCAGTTACACCTTGTTGTCCTGTTGTTCCTTGTGAACCTGTTGTTCCTTGGGCTCCAGTTATTCCTTGGGTTCCTTGTGTACCAGTTACACCTTGTTGTCCTGTTGTTCCTTGTGTACCTGTTGCACCTTGTATACCAGTTGCACCTTGAGTTCCTTGAGTTCCTGTTGTACCCTGTGAACCAGTTTTTCCTTGAATTCCTTGAGTTCCTTGAGTTCCTTGAGGTCCTGTTGGTCCTATGGGTCCTGTTGAACCTATTGTTCCTTGAGTTCCTGTTGTTCCTTGAGGACCGGTTGAACCTTGAGTACCAGTTGTACCTTGTGGACCAGTAATACCTTGAGTACCTTGAGTACCTTGAGTTCCAGTTGCACCTTGATTTCCAGTTGCACCTTGACTACCAGTTATACCTTGAGGACCTGTTATACCTTGAGGACCTGTTTCACCAACTGTACCTTGGGTTCCTGTTGCACCTTGATTTCCTGTTGCACCTTGAGTACCTGTTGTTCCTTGTAATCCTGTAGTTCCTTGTGGACCAGTAATACCTTGTGAACCTTGAGTTCCTGTTGCACCTTGGGTACCTGTTGCACCTTGGGTACCTGTTTCACCTTGGGTACCAGTTGTACCCTGGGAACCAGTAATACCTTGTATCCCTTGAGGGCCGGTTATGCCTGTTGTTCCTTGAGAACCTGTTGTTCCTTGGGTACCTGTTTCTCCCTGGGTTCCTGTTGCACCTTGATTTCCTGTTGCACCTTGTTGTCCTGTTGTTCCTTGTGCACCAGTTGCACCTTGCTGTCCTGTTGTTCCTTGTGTACCTGTTGTTCCTTGCGGACCAGTTGTTCCTTGTTGACCAGTTGTACCTTGAGTACCTGTTGAACCTTGTTGTCCTGTTTCACCTTGAGTACCAGTTGCACCTTGTGGACCAGTAATACCTTGAGTACCTTGAGTACCTGTTGCACCTTGTGAACCCTGAGTTCCTGTTGCACCTTGACTACCAGTTATACCTTGAGGGCCCGTTATACCTTGTTGACCTGTTATACCCTGTAAACCTTGATTTCCAGTTGCACCTTGACTACCAGTTGTACCTTGAGGGCCTGTTATACCTTGTTGACCTGTTGCACCCGCTGCACCTTGAGTACCTGTTTCACCTTGTATACCAGTTGCACCTTGGGTACCTGTTGCACCTTGGGTACCTGTTATACCTTGAGGACCTGTTATACCTTGAGGACCTGTTATACCCTGTAAACCTTGATTTCCAGTTGCACCTTGACTACCAGTTGTACCTTGAGGGCCTGTTATACCTTGAGTACCTTGAGTACCTTGAGTACCAGTTGCACCTTGAGTACCTGTTATACCTTGAGGACCTGTTATACCTTGAGTTCCAGTTGCACCTTGTTGTCCTGTTGTTCCTTGTGTACCTGTTGTTCCTTGCGAACCAGTAGTTCCTTGTGGACCAGTAATACCTTGTTGACCTGTTGCACCCGCCGCACCTTGAGTACCTGTTGTACCCTGTGAACCCTGAGTTCCTGTTGCACCTTGAGTACCTGTTGTACCCTGTGAACCCTGAGTTCCTGTTGCACCTTGTGCTCCTGTTGAACCTTGAGGGCCGGTATCTGAATCAATCCAATTTAATTCAGTACCTGTAGAAGATAATACTTGACCAGAAGTACCTGAATCACCATCTTTATCTATTATACTACCTGGTGTTACACTATTGTCTACTTCAAGTGATAACAGATGAGCATTTGATCCACTAACTATTACTTTTTTCCAATTCGGCATGTTAACTTTATTAGGTTGGTTACTAGTTTATTCTAGTCCACTTCCCCGAGGGGCCATAATATAGTGATAAATATTAAACTTTTTTCTTTCCACGGACCTTTTTTAAATTTGATTCGGGATGTTTTGCTATTGCTTCATCTAATAAAGTATCCTTTTTCTTTTCTTCATTTTTTAGATGATTTTCAATTTCTTGTATTTGAGAAGAAACTTTATGTTGTAGTAGAGCTATAAAAGCTGCATCTATACCTGTGATAGAAATTGCGTCTAAAGCTGTACGTAAAGCTCTTATTTCTCTTAAAGAAAGATTATCTAAAGAGTATATTTCCATTATTTATTATTGTTTGACTTTAAATCTATGAAGTGTTTTTGGAGTTTCAAAGTTAAATTATAAAGGACTTCTACATATTCACCTTTAAATAAACTATTTTTAATAGTAACTAGAAGAAATTCTATTTCTTTTTCAGTTAATTTTATACTAGAATTTGAAGTTGAGGGAATGAGGGCTTTTTTTATTGCTTCTTCACCTATATTTACTTTTCCTGCTTTGAAACTCATATAACTCTTTTACCTTAAATATAATAACTTCTATGAATAAATCCAAATATCTCCTGAAGCTGATGTAAATATATTACCTGCTTTAGAATATTTGGCTATTACATTTGAAGATTGTGTTCCACCTGAACCTACTACTACAGTAGATACAAATGCATCTGGGGCATAAGCTTCAGTTGATGGATCAAATGATCCTGTCATGCTCCATCTTGTAGTAATTGCATCATAAGCAAATGCCTCACCTTGTGTTGGTCCTGCTTGTTGAACAACTATACCACCATCTCCAGTTGATGTTGAACCAGATGCTAAACGAATAAATCTATCCGCTACATCTAAGTTTTGTGTATTTGCAAAAGAAGCAGTACCTAATACTAATAAATTTCCTTGTACTAAAGCATTTCTACCAATTGTAGTATCTCTTGTTACTGTTAAATCATTTACAATAGTTACATCATCTGTTAATGAAACAGTTAAGGTTTGAGGAGTTGCAGCTGTATTAATTTGATTAGTAGTACCTAATACTGATAATTGTTGTGTTAATAAATTTACTGGTGTGTTACCTGCTGAACCTGATAATGCTAAAGTTGTAGCTAATCCAGATAATCCTGAACCATCACCTATAAATGAACCCGTAAAACTTCCCGTAAGATGGGTTCCTGAGACTGTACCTGAATTTATTATATTAGTTACACCAAGAGATGTTAGACCTGCAATTGCTGAACCCGTAGTTCCTAAGTCAATTCCTGATGTCCCTATCATTAATGAAGGGTTTGCTATTGTACTTGATAATACTCCTGTACTCGAAGTATAATGCATATTAATTCCACTAGCACCTACAGTATTTGTTGTTGATATTGATTCTCTAGAACCTGAAATAAAATGAACAGAGGAAGTATTTACTGAAAATGTTCTAGCAAGGTTACCATCATAGGCACTACCACTTAAACCAGCTCCTGGTGTTAAATCTTCTAAATTAACATTTAGGTTACCTGTAAAGGAACCACTAAATGAACCCGTTGCTATTACATCAGTTAATATTACGCCATCAACTGTTGATCCCGTAGCACCTAACGCTATTGATGTGTTACCTATTCGAAGATTGTCATTCTCTAACGAAGCATTTGGTACATCAATTAAGCTATAAGTTAATGTATCTGTGCCAGCATTTGCCGCTATATTTAAACCTGTCCCAGAACCTGAAGCAAAATTTAAATTTCCGTTCGATGTACCCGCTAATAATTCAGTTCCATTAAAGGATGCAGTTGAGAATGCGTGTAATGATGCTGATAGTTGGGTTAAATACCCTGAATCATTGTTAAATTGAGATATATTAGATCCCGATACTGCTATTTTTTTCCAAGTTGCCATATGGTAATTATTCTATTTTAATTTATTATAAATATTATTAAGGTCCTACTCCTAACCAAAAGTTATTATCGCTGTAAGCAAATGCTCCCTCGGATGGTGTTGGTAAGGCAGTAAAGGGTAAAAGTTCAAATAAACCTTCTTTTGTTACTTTAATTCCTGTATCATTATCCGTGTTTTTGATTAACATTATATCATCTACACTTCCTAAATGTGTAACTTCTAGTCGAGCTACTCCAGAAGGATTACCACCAATTCTTAAATTAGTTGAATCAAAAACTAATTCAGCATTTCCTTCAATAGAACCACTAGCTCCTGTAGCTGTAAGAACATAATTATCAACATTATTTAAAATATCAATTGAACCTCCAGCACTACCACCTTCAGTTCGGTATGCTCCTACTTTTAGCGAATCTACAAATCTAATATTATTTGCCATACTGTCTTAACTTTTTAATTCTCTACCAGCTGCTACATCATTTACATTTGCTGCATTTCCTTCAACTGCTCGTTTTTTTCTTGTTCTACCATCACTTAATTTTGTAACATCTGGGTTGAAAATATCTGAATTAGATGTTGTTTCTATCCCTATAATAACTTTAGATTTTGAATTATATTGTTTTAATGAAGCTATATCTTTTTGTAATACTTCTGGTATTATATATCCTCTTAATCTTATATTAAATGTACCTTTTACTAATCTATCTTGACCCATTGTTAATTCTGTTTGGGTTGCAAAACTATCAATAAAGGCTCTAAATTTAAATCTTTCTGGATTACCCCAATATGCATCAGAGGCATATTCACATGCTTCAATTATTTTATTTAATTGAGACATATAATAAGTTTGTATTATAACACTATATTCTAGGGTTACATAATCAGGGACAGCTACAGCATTAAAATTTTTTACTGGTATTTTATTATTTATAGCTGCAAAATTGCTATAGAAATTTTTAGGATTATATGCTTTTTGAAATGAAGCATATAAATTAGGCATGTTAGCATCTAATTTATTAGTAATTGATCTATCTTTTGTTATTGTATCTCTTTTAATTACTATTATAGGTAACATTACTGCTCCTTGTTTGTCTCTGTAATATCCATCTTTTTGGAATGATTTCCACCTTTCAGGAGAACCATAAATAACTGGGACATTTATTCTTAAACCATTTTGTCGAACAAAAGGTTGAATAACATTTTCAAAATAAAAAAATACAGCTTCATCTAAATCTTGTATACCAATTGAAAATGGTTTAGAAGTATCACCTTTAAAACTTAATTTAGTAGACCTATTAAAATCAATTCCTGTTTCGTTTTCATTAGGATTTACTTGAGCATTAGGATTACCTCTTTCAATATCAAAAGGTGTAATAAGATCTTCACTTATTTCACGTTGAGTTTTTGGTATGGGTTTTCTATATTTAGCCATTAAAATCTTTCTTTATAAGGTGATATAGCTACTTTGTCAGCAGGTATATAATAAGTATCAACAATTATTGAAAAATTACTACCGAATTTTTCTAATTCTGGGTTTAGTGGGTTAACATTATTTGGATAATCAGGATTTTTACCACTCCAATATTGATTAGATACAGTACTTTGTACTCCATAATATCCTTGTTGGTATAAAATAATATCCCCTACTTCAGGAACTACTTCTGCATCTTTTAAATCATCTCTTAAAAATGCAAAAGATATACCTTGAGCAAAATTTATTCCTTCCCCAGATTCTGGGTAAGATTGGTTTTGTCTATCTATTAAACAGTTAAATATAAAAGGACCATCATAAAATTTTTCAGCATCTGCTTCTCCATATAAATTAACTTTTGTTTCTTCAAGTTTAAATTGATAAAACGATGCCTGTTGAGTAATTACATTACCCAACAATTCTCTATTTATAGTTCTAACCAGAGATACATCTCTCTGTCTTGCAAACATTGCCATATTATCCTATATAAATTACTCTTGGAACTTGATCCAATTCTTTTAATACTGCATCAGCTTCTCTTACTTTTCTTTCTAATAAAGAGGCACGTGAATTTTCATCAAAATATGCTCTTAATCTTTCTAATAAAGCTGTTTTTTCTGCTGTAGCTGCTCCTAATAAATCTGCTTGATTTAATGTCATTTCAGAATTTGGTATAGGAACTGTACTGTATTTACCACGTACATATCCTAAAATTTCTTTACATATAGCTAAAGTCATTTCAAATATCCATTGTCTACCAACTGAATTTATTAAAGAATAAACTGGGTTTTGATATGGCATATTTGATACGTTTGTTACTTTATCTTCAGCACAAATAAGTGATGCATTTATTCTATCATCTCTTAAAATGTATTCAAACCAAAGTTGACCTACACTTCCTTCATCATCAAAAGCTCTACCTGCATTAAGATTTGGTATAGGAAATATTCTAATTACATTATTATGTACTTCAAAACTATAGTTAGATAATCTAACTTGAGTATTCATTTCAATAGCTTGAATAACTTGTAAATCATAATTTAATGGCATCATTAAATAACCATATCCACCACCAAATCCTCCCATTCCCATTAATCCTGCTGCTGCTACTCCCCCAAATCCAAACCCATCATAAGGGTTTAACATTCTTGCTGATGCAGGTACTGGTTCTTGGTAAAATATTCTTTTGATTTCTATACTACCTGTTATAGGTGGGTCTTGTTCTGTTGCCCATTTTTTAATATCATAATCTTGTATACTACTTGTTAAAGGGACAGCACCTTTATACCATGGAATTGAACCTCCAACTCCTGCTTCATCACCATATTGTTCAGATAATCTAATTACAGTTTCAAGACTAGGTTGGACTATAACTTCACTTAAATCAATATTTTCATAAGGTAATCCTGTAAGATCTAATACATTTTCTCTGATTAGGTAAGCATACAACTCATTTCCATACATTGTTATAGCTTCTTCAAATGCAGTAAATATAGAAGATGTTTGTAATTCAACATCCATTAAAGGATAACCTAAACGTGTGGTTACAAATTTTGATACTTTTAAACAATCATCTTGAAACTCAATATCATTGTTATAAAATCCAAAAGCGGTTGCATTAGGGTTCCAAATTGGATCACCATCATAAATTGGAATATTCATACTCTGTTTAGTTTTATTATAAATATGAAAAAAAGGGACTCAATTAGAGTCCCTGTAATTTTATTTTTAAAGGTAAAAGAGTTTAATCTATTACCATTAAATATTTTTATTGAGATACTTTAAGAACATAATTAGCTGCTGGATCTACCCACAATTCTCCAGCTACTCCAGAATCTGTAGTACGAAGATTTTCAAAGAAAATTCCACTCGTTCCCATCCTGGAAACAACTAATGAACCTGTAAGTAATGTTGAACCTGAAACGGTTAATGTTACTGGACCTGTTGGACCCATTTTAAGATCTGCAAGTCCTGTATTTTTAAAAGTACCAATATTTTCAAGTGTATTTGATCCAGATACTATTAATGATCCTGTAATTCTTAAGTTTCCTTGCTGAGAATATGAACCATTTATTTCCCCATCAATTGATCCAGATATATCTAAAGATCCTGTAAGTACTACACTTCCAGATACTTCTAATGAACCAGTTACTGAGTGTGACCCAGTAAAATGTCTAAAGTTATTATCTAATTCGTCAATAGTTAAAGCTGAACCCTTACCTGGATTTGAACCTGAACCTGTTCTATAAGTTAATGCCATTTTTATTTAATTTATTTTGTTATAAATATTAAGAAGAACCTACAAGGTATTCTATTCTTATATCTTTATTATTTGCTTTTGCTTTTATACTATATAAGGATGCAAATGATGAAATATATTGTAAATCAACATACCCATCTACTACATAATCATAATAATTACTACTTTCAAATTGTGCATTTGATAACATTACAGATTTGCCCGGGTCAATTTTAAGTATACCTACATCTCCTGAATCTAAATTATCAGTATTGGGTGCATATGAATCGGGACTAGCTTGAATTAAATACAAAGAAAGATAATTATCACAATCTAAATTAGTAAATCTTAAATATTTAACTGTGTTCCTAACAAATGAACCTGCTATTTGAGAAGCTTCATCATCTACAAATCTTAAAATTTCTACACCAGTGTTTTCCCATTTAGAAGAAATAGTATCTATTCTTCTTACTAATTGGTTTACACCAGCAATTTTAATGCTGTTAGTTGCAATTTCTTCGTTGCCATTAGGTAAAAGTATACTTTCTCTTATAAATACTTCTAATGAACCCGTAGGAGTACATAATGCCATAATTCTATTTTGTTATAAATATGATGCTAGTTCTTACTGTTTATAAATATATGAACCTGATGTTGTTATTGATATTCCTTTATCTATAGCTTCTTGATAGTATTGTAATAAATCTTCTACAATAGAATCTCTGTGGTTAGCAAATAATGTTATGGCTTCTAAATTTTTAATTTTTCTTGCTGCTGTATAAAGAAATTTAAAACCAGAATCTGATTTTTTCTTTAAATCCGTTTGATATTGATCACCACATATCATCATTTTACTTCTTAAACCTATACGTGAAGTTATCATTTCCATTTGTTGGTGGGTAACATTTTGGGCCTCATCAACAATAATCATTGAATCTAAAAATGTTCTACCTCTCATAAATGATACAGGCACAATTTCTATTTTACCATCTTCAATAAGCTTTTCAATTTTAATTTTATCATATAATTGATAAAAATTTTGATATATAGGTTGAACCCAAGGATCCATTTTTTCTCTTAAATCCCCTGGTAGGAATCCTATTTCTTCTTTAGATACTGTAGGTCTGGTTATTATGATTTTATCATATTGTCTTCTTAGTAAACCATCTAATGCAACATTACATGCTAAAAGTGTTTTACCACTTCCAGCTCCACCAGCTAATAAGGTAATTGTACTTTCAAGTATAACTGCTTTCGCTTGTTTTTGTTCATCATTAAGTTGGAGTTTGAACTTAATTGGGTTTTTTGGAATTCTTTTCGGACGATAAACGTCGTCAGTGTGCGGTTTAGACGCCATAGATTTCTTAATTTAGGGGTTATACAAATGATTAGGACAAACAATAAAAATACGTTAATAAACGGATATAGTTTAATATAAAAATATAATGAGATAAGTAGTATACTCATGTAACGTTTGTTAGTTATAAATATGAAAAAGATAAAAAAACCCGGCACAAGGCCGGGTTGATTTATTAAATTAATTTAAATTTCTAATTATAGAGTATTTAAACCATTTACGTTGATTAATCCATAAAATTCTGGTCTAACCATTTTCTTAGCATATCTAGTTAATAGACCTTTTCTTGGTGTGAAAGTGTCTGGATCATATACTAATGGAGTCATGATTAACGGAATGTATGGAGCAAATACAGCACCAGCTTCCAAGAACTGAGATCCTCTAAATCCTAATAGGATTTGATTTTCTTTCATATATGGGTTCTTGTAAACTTTTTGTCTACTGTTTAAGCTACCTACTTTCTGTACACCAAATGCATAATTCATTTTAGCAGCATCGCCATCTGTGTCAGCAGCAAATCCTGGAATAGATTCTAGGATTGTACCTACAGAAGGAGAACATACTAAGAAGTTAGCACCACCTCTAAGTGTTCTTTGGTGAATGATGTTAGATAGTTTTTGGATTTTAGTTCCTAATGTTTGGAACCACTGTCCTTGGCTATTGTAGAAACCTAAGTCGCTAATACTACCGTTTCCAGCTCCTGTAATAGCTCTGTTATTTACAGCTGACCATGTTTCAGTTCCAGCAGCAGCGCTTTCCATTAACATATCTAAAATTTCTAAGTCAATTTCTAATGAAATGTACTCACTTAAGATAGATGTTAATTCAGCTTCAGCATCTAATGCATGATATGCATTTAAATCCTGTGCAAATTCTGGTGTCCATACAGCTTTCAGTTTTCTAGTTTTAGCAACGATAGCAGATGATTTCATCTGTACATTGATTTCTGGAATTTGAATTGGAGAGTTGTTATCATTGATAGCATCATTTCCATCTTCAAAGTCACCTCTGTATTGATCAGTTGGTTGTAATTGATATACCATTGTACATGCAGAAGCTCCTGTTGCAACACCATAAAGTGATCCTGTAATCAAGAATTCAACATTTACACCATTTACTTTTGTAAATGCTGGTAAGTTGTCATCAAAAGAGAATGAATTTAGGCCTGAACCTGATATTCTAAATCCTCTTACACCTTTCCAATCTGCATAGCTAATTGATGAAGTAGCAAAAGAAATTTTTACGTACTCACCTTTTACAGCAGAAGAAGAATAATCTGAATCATAGTCAAAATCTGACCAATCAGCAGATGATGTAGCAGCTGAAGTAAATACAGAAGATGTGTTGTTTATAGAGTAACCAAATCGGCCAGCACCATATAAACCACCATCAGCAGCATTTCCAAATGGAGCACCACTATCATTTCCATATAATGAATCTGTTCCTTCAGTTGTGTTAAATGGAGTTTTTGAAGTTCCATATTGGAAGTCTAGGAAAAATACTAGACCAGAAGGTAAATTCATTGGTTGAACTGATACAAATTCTTGAGCGGCGATCTGTCCGAATACTTTACGTACTAACGGAAGAGCTACACCAGCCCATTGCTCACCTACACCAGCAGTAAAATTCGCGGACGAATTAACACCACCACCTGTTTGTGAACTTTCTACTACAAGTTGTTTAGCTTGGTTTTCAAGGATCATTCCCATGTTATTTTTGGAAGCACCTTTCATACCTTCTAACAAACCTGTTTTTTCCCACTTTTCAGACAATCTAGCGGCATCGCTTTGTACTGAGTGATATGGGTTTGCACTTTCTAATAAAGTTTGTAAACTCATGTTTTAAGTTTTAATAAGGGTTAATTAATTTTCTTTTTTAATAATTCCAGCTAATTGTTGCATACGCATAAATGCTGCGTTTTCAACTATTGGCTGTTTTGCTTTAGGAGATATTCCTGAAGCTTTTGAAGCGCTACCTTTTACTTCATTAATAGATGGTTTTGTCATTTTAGATGACATTCCTTCGTTTAATGTTTCAAAAATAACTTTTGCTTCCTTAACTGTTGAAGCTTTGTCAAATGCTTTAAGCACTTTAACTTTTTTAGCTTCGTTTAAGTTTTTGGATTTAAAGATTTTATTAGTGTAAAGGAGTTTAGCATTTAAAAGGTTAACTTCCGTAAGTTCTTTTTTAAGTTCTTCAACTTCAGCTAACATTTTAGTTACTTCTTCCTCGTTAATAGAATAAGCAGCTGTTGATTTACCAACCTTTTTAGGATCTAGATCTACTTTACTAGCTCCTCTTGTAGGATTGTTTTTATCATTCCAACTTACTGCATCCATTTCCTCTAACTCTTCTTTTTCTTCCATCATTGGGATTTCAACTTCATCTTCCACTTCGATTTCTTCTTCACTGTCGATTTCAACGTCTCCGTCTACTTCTTCAGATTCAAATTCTTCTCCAGCTTCTAATTCACCTGAACCCACCATGTCTTTAATTACATCTTCAATGAATCCTTTAAGGTCGTCTTCTGACATATCTTCGAGATCAATTTCCTCGTCGTCCATGTCTTCTTTTTCGTCCTTCATACCATCTTTGTAGCCTTCTTCTTCAGCATCCGTACGAGCGTTTTCTTTCATGTCTTCTTTCTCGTCTTTCAGGCCGTCTTTGTAGCCTTCTTCTTCAGCGTCTGTTCTAGCATTTTCAGATAGTTCAGTTTCAGAATTTTCACTTTCTGATACTTTCATAGATTTAAGTTCTTTTTCGATGTCGTCTTTAGCGTCTTCGAATCCGTCCTTATAACCTTCTTGTTCAGCATCAGTTCGTTTATTTTCTTCTACTTCGGTTTCATTAAGTTCTGCAAGTAATTCGTCAAGAGTGATTTCTTCGTCAATCTCTTCTTTTTTAGCTTCGTCTACTTTATCATCTTCTTTCATCTCTTCATCCATTTTTTCCTTATCAGCTTTTTTCTTAGAATCCATTTCTTCGTTAACGTCGTCTTCTTCATACTTATCGTATCCTTCGTCAACGTCTTCTTTGTCCATTTCTTCTAATTTAGCGGCTAACATAGATTTCAAATGAGGAGTAAAAGCTTCTTCTAATGCAGCTTTAGCATTTGCTATAGCAGTTTCTTTTACAGCTTTAGCATCAGCAATTGCTTCTTTAAGCAAGTCTCTGTTTTTTGACATAATCGCAAAATTTAAGTTTGTGAAATACGGTTATTAAGAACCGTAATAGGGATTAATTTGTTTATCGATGCCATATAGGAGATGGCATATTACGGTTATACGTATATGAATATTTCGAAAAATTAAAAAGTAGAACAAGAACCTTTAGAACAAAGGATTTCTTGTATAATACTATTTACTTTAGTATAATCGTAAGTAATTGATTGTTTACCTTCATTTAAAGTATGCATATATGAACCTGGATTTGATGGTGTAGAAACAAAATCCCAACATAATAATTCAAAATCATCTTGTACTTCCATTACTCCACCTCTATCTTCTAAAGAGCCCATACCACGAGATGAAACACCTACAGTTACACCTGCTTTAATTAATTCTGAAAGTATGTTGCCTGATGGTGTTGGTAATACTTCTATTTTACCCATTACATTATCTCCATCCCACCAATAATCAGAAATAAGATGTGATACATTTTGTAGGTTTATAACTGAAGATTCTGGGTGGTCTAATTCCCCCATTGAACGTCTTTCTTTAATAAGTTCACCATATTTTTCCATCTCTCTATCCCATAGATCTTTAGAATAATATCGTCCATTACCATTTTTTACTTCAGCAGAGGCTAGAATTCCTTCAACCATTAAATTACCCGTTTCTTTATTAACATTTTCAGTTAATTGAAGGGGGTTTACTTTAAATGTATTTACCTCTATTAATAGCTTTTTGCTCATTATTTTTTATTTCATCTTAGAATCTCCAGAAAATTTTCTTTTACCATCAGCTTTTTCCATGTTTTCAGAATCAGCTCTTCTCTGAGCCATATCTTGTTTCTTTTTACCATGTTTAGCACCTTCAGCATCATCTAATCTATCATTGTATCCTTGTTTTTTTTCTTCAATTTCTTCTACTTCATCAACTACTTCTGCTTTTTGGTATTTTTTACCACAAGATTTTTCATAGATTTTTTCCATCTTAGCTTTTCTTTTTTCTAAGATTTTAACTTCTTTCTGCATCTGCTTCATTTTCTTTTTATCCATTAACTCAGATAAATTATCATCTTCAGTAACCATATTAATTCGGTCAGATTTAGCTTCAATAACTTCGCTTAATTTATCTAATTTAGCTTCCATAGCTACAATTTGAGCTTGTCTATCAATTTCTGCTAAATCATTATCTAATGATTCTTTTTTTACTTTATTTTTTCCTGGTCCTTTTGCTTTACCTTCAGCTTCATCATCTCTTTTACCAAATTTTCCATAAGAATCATCTCTACGATCTTTCATAGATTGTTCTTTATCTTTTTCAGCACCTCTACGAGCACCTAAAGATTCGTCTTCTCTATCGTCGTATCCTTGTTTTTTTTCTTCTAATTCATCATTTTCTTCCATCATTTGTTTTACAACATTTCCTTGTTGGGATGCTATAGAATTTGGGTGACCTGAAGTAATAACTCCTCCCATTAATGATTCTTTTACTACTGTTTTTATTTTATCTGAGTATCCACTAGCTTTATATTTTCCACTAGCTTCTTCAACTTTTGAATCTTGATACCCTAAACCTTCAACTCCAAAAGCAGCATTTTTCATATAATAATGACCATCTTTAGCTAAATTTTTAGCTACTACTTTTGTTGCTTCTTTAATTGCGTCTCCCAAATCAGCAGATGATACAGTTTCTCTAACCTTATTCATTTCAAAATAAATTCCTTTTTGAAATTCTTCAGCATTTAAATTATCTATGTTACTTTTATCTGCATAGTCAAAATTATGACTTTCAATTTCTTCTACAGTTTTAGCTATTTTATCGGAATCAACTTTTACAGCTTCATCTTCTTTAGCTTTTTTAGTTTCTTCTGCTAAATATTCAGCAAATTTATTTTCAAAATCTAATTTAGGGGTTGCTTCGATTTGAGTAATAGGTTTAAGATCAACATATCCTAAATTTTCATTAATTAAATCTTTAAATAATTTTTCTGCTTTTTTCATTTTTTCTATTTTAATAAAATTTCAATATCTTTTAAATAATCTCCGATTATATCTGTAGGTTTTATTACAGCAAAGGTATTTGGTTGTTCTCTATATGTTTTTATAGTTTCTATTTTAGCCTGACGTAATGATTTTTTTATACTGTCTAGCTTAATTTCTAATTTATCAAAAGCTTCTATACGTTCCTCATGGAATTTAGATGCTTTATCTTCTTGTTCTTTTATATTACCGTTATACATATTATCTTAGGCTTGGGGTTGCATCTTTATCGCTAAAAAGATTTTTTACTTCTAAACCACTTCCTTTTTGTACATAATTACCTTTTTTATTTTTAGGTACTAATTTATACTTAAATTGTTTTACATAAGCATTATCATTAACACCATCTGGGCCTGCTTTTGGTCCTGGGCCTAAATCTGCTCCATCTCCTAATTTACCTTCTTTAGCTAAAGTATATCCTAATTCAGTATATGCTTCATCATCAGCTTTAGCACCTTTTTTTCTAAATGCATACGGTGTTAAATAAGCTCCAGCTCCACCAGAAGTAGACATTTCTTCAACTTCCCCTTCCATAGCCATTCTCTTATATTCATCTGGGTATTCATTACGTAAATGTCTTCTAATTTTATTTCTTATAAGTCTAGCATCTTCATATATTTCTCTAAACTTTTCATCATCTTTAGTTTTAGTATAAACTTTTTTGGCCGTGGCAACTAATTCATCTGCTGTTTCATTTAATTTTTCAAATGAAGGTAATTCAATTACGTCCCATCCAACTTGACCTGTTTCTTTGTCAATTTTATTAACTACAAATTTAGTATCACCATCTTTAGAATAAGTAACATCACCCATTTTGTATTTACCATCTCTAGCTAAATTAGGGGCTGGTGCTTCTTTAATTTTATATTTAAATGCCATTTGCTACTTTAATTTCTTTTACTAATTCATAATATTGTAACAAATCAACTAAATTATCATTATTAACTTTAGTTGATTTATTAACTTCAGTTAAATATTTAGATATTTCATTAATTTTAATTTGAATTACTTGGTCTTTAATTTTTTTAGATTCTTCCTTTAAAATGCTTTTTAAATCATTTATTTTAGAATTATAAAAATTTCTTAAGCCAGGTGTTGAATCTACAGAATTAATAAACTCTTTAAGTACTTGTTTTTGATCATTAGATAAATTATCATATTTAGAATTAAATTTTTCTAAAAGTACTTTATAGGTAAGTATTCTTAAATCTTTATCATAAGTTTGAAATTCTTTTAAAACATCTTCTTTAACTTCTTTAGTATTAACTTCTTGTTTAGTTAAATATTCTAATAAAGTTATTTTATTATCAATTATTTGTTTAGAATCATTTGATTCCTCAGAATTATAACTTTCAATTAGAGTATATAATGAAGCTAATTCTTTATAATTTTTTATTTTGGCACCAAAAAAAACATCTAAATTATAATGTTTTTTAATTTCGTTAATTAAATTATATTTTTGTTTTCTTAAAGTAGTACGATTAAATTTATTAGAAGATTCTAAAATAGTAGTAATTACCATATTTGCTCTTCCTTCGTTTAAAACTTTAGATTTTAAAATAGATTCGTATAATTTATATTCACGACCTAAAGAAGTTTTTACAAAATATTCTTTTAATATATCGATTGCTGGGGAGTCTCCACCTTTCAATGTGTCTGCTGTTATTTGACGTACTAACAGTTCAAAAAGAATGCCTGTATTTTTGTACTTGGAGTGTTTTATTTTCATCAAAAAATATATTTATTTATAAATATGTAAAAATTATTATTCCTTCAATTGGTTTTCATCTAATAATGATGAATCATCTTTATCATGTTCAAATACTAATTGTTTTTTATTCATGTTTTTAAACATATCTTTGTTTTTAAGATAAGTTACTTGGGCATTTTCCAAAGCTAACCCCGATTTATTAGTATCTGTTCTACTGTCTGAGGAGTCATTTTTATCAGTATCTTTCATACGTTTTGTTCCTAGCGGGTCTTTTCCAAAATTACTATCTTGTTTTCCATGATTAGAAATACTATCCTTAGGGCGACCTAAATCATTAGGTGTTGTGTCATATCCTGCTGGTACGTTTCCTGGATCTGAATACATTCTTCCTTTACCATATAATGAAGCTAAATCATGAGGTGTACCATATGATTTACCAGTTTCAACTGGATCATTTCCTTCTGCTTCTATTTGTGCTAATCTAAATTTACGTTTAGCATCTTCACGCATTAAATCTCTGTATTCATCATATTGATCTTCGGATAAATGGAAAATATTATCATAAACCCATTCTGATGGTAAAATATTATCAGTTAATAATTGTGAAGCTAATTCTGTTTTAGATTTAAGTAATTCTATTTTTTCTTGTTCAAATATAATTGATGGTGTTTGCATTGATAACTCAAAATTAGTTAATGCTTCATCTTTATATCCTTGAGCGTATAAATGAACAAGTGCAATTTTATTAAGTTCTGATACTAGTATACGTTGTAAACGCTCAATAGTACGAGCAAAACGAATATCTTCCGCAGCTAAAGTAGCTTTACCTTCTACATTTTCGTCATATCCTAAAAATGCTTTAGGTATTTTTAAAGCTGCAAATAATTTATCTCTTAAATACTCAACATCTTGGATACCATCATAATCTAAACCAGGTGTAGTATCTATTTTTGTAGTTGTATCATTTCCACGAACGGGGATATAAAAATCCTCCATCATGTTTTGCATATTATATTTCAAATTATATTCTCCAGATTTTGGATCTACATAAGGAGTACGTTTCATTTGAGATATAGTTTTTTGCATAAATGCTTCTATTTCATTTGGTGGAATAGAACCAACATTCATATAAAAAATACGTTTTTCAGGAGCACGAGCAATTCTATGAATTAACATTGCATCCTCCATTAATGTATATTGTTTAAATAATTTTCTAGCAGGTTCTATATATGATCTACCATAAGGTAAGAAATTAACATCACCTATTAATCTAAAGTGAGCCATTTCATAATTATCAAAATAAATACCAGTTTGATCATCTTGAAAAGCTTGACCAGGAACTCTATATAACCCAGAATTTGAATTAACTAAACCGTCTGGGGAATATCTATAACGAATTTCTGATGGGTTATCTAAGTTAAATCCTTCCTGTCTTTCAATATGATAAGCTGTGTAAGGTATAACATTATATACACCAAACTTTTCTGATATTTCTAATTTTAAGAAAAAATCACCATATTTTGACATTTGTCTAACCCATGACCATAAGTTAAATTCAATATTTAATACGTCATAAAATAAATTATATAATATTTTTTGAATGTCTTCATTTGCGGAACGAATAGATAATACTTCGCCCATATCATTCTTTAATGTTGATTCATCTGCTATAATATCTAAAGCTGAAGCAATAATAGCATCTTGATCCATTAAATCATATTCAGAATATAATTGTGGTCTAAGATATTGATAATTTACATTAAATTGAGACCCATATAAAGAAGATGGGTTTGTAGAATATATTCTATTATATCTATCTATTAATGAATTTGTTTGTAGTTCACCACTAGTTTGAATAGTATTACTATCTATTACTTTTACTTGATTTCCACCAGCATTACGTATAATTACGTCTGTTGAAAATAATCTCTGTAGTCTACTAAATAAGCCTTTATCTGCCATAGTATATAATTATTGTTATAAATATTAATTATAGAAGCCATCTAATGTCCTCTTTTCCATCTTTTGTGTCTATGTGGTAAGGATTATCATTACCTGAGGAAAAGTATCCACCTTGATACGATGTTCTATTTACTGATATATTATTTAATGCATTTCGGGTTGCATCTAAACCCCTTTGTCTCATTTTTAATGCCGTATCTCTAATATACATAGCTATACCAAATGACATAACTAAATCATCATTGTACCCACTTTGAGCTTCTGCTCTAGCATTACGCCAAATAAATACTTTCATTTCTTCTATCAATCTTTTAGATTGAATCGTTACTCCTTTATCACTAATATATTCCTGGAACTTACCTATTACCATAGGCCTTGTTCTAGATGACATTGTAAAACCAGCTACCATTTTGGAGTGGTCTTGATATTTATCAAAATACGAACTAGCATTTGGGGAGTCACTTCTTTGTGAATAATAAAGATTAGGATATGCTCTGTCTATAGCAACTTGTATAGTTGCCCATCCTATATTAGCATTTTCTATTACTAGCATTGCTTCATTATATTCAGTAGCTAAACCTACTAATAAATGACCAAATTCTTTTGTTCCTAATTGCCCTTTATACTCAGCAACTTGTACATTATTTTCTACATCAATCACATGACAGGCAGAATAATCTTTTCCATCACCTCTAGCAACATCCGCTACTACTACATAGTCTCTAGTATAATCAGCTGATTCCCAAACCCATAAATTTTGATCAGCTCCTCTTTTTTCTAGTGGGTCTTTAATATAAGTTTTTTCGTAAAAATCTATATACTCAGGATAAAATACTATATCCCCAGAAGTGCTAAAATCACAATCACATTCTTGTGCCGCCATTCTAGGATCACCTAATAATTCATCTTGTCTATCTCTCCATTCCTGATTTCTTTCTGGGTGTACATACCAAGGTAATTTAATAGGTAAAAATTCATTTTCTGCAGATTCTGCTCTAACCCATGTTTGATGAAACCAATTACCTGTACCATATGGAGTACTTAATGCTATACATCCACCACCAGTTGCTAATGTTTGTTGAGCTGATGCCCAAATTTCACCAATATTATCAATAAATGCTGCTTCATCAATTAATAGTAGTGATACTGCTTCAGATCTACCTGCATCACTTGAAGCTGATGTTGCTTTAATTTGTGACCCATTTGTTAATCGAAGTGTTAATTTATTATTTTCAGAGGCATCTATTTTAAGCCATGAAGGTAAATTTTCGTACATAAATTTTACCTTTGTAACCATATTTTTAGCCGTTTCTTGCTTGGTTGCAATACATAATATATTTTTATCTTTATGGAAAGTCATCATCCATAATGAATAACCTGCTGATAATGTTGATATACCTAATTGTCTTGACTTTAAAATAATCGAATATGGATTATCACGCATTAGCGTTAATACTTTTTCTTGAAATGGGTATAAATTGAATTGTATACGCCCCCTTTGCGGGTGTTGTATATAACAGTACTTACGCATAAAATGTACGGGATCTTTAGCACATTTAAGATATTCTTTACGTATTACTTGTTTTAATTCAGACATATTATTTTAATAAAAATATTACTCCTACAACAGCAACTAAACCAGCTCCACCCATTAACTTAGTTTTGATTTTTTGTTTTTGCAAATCCTGTTTAAGTCTATTTGATAGTTCTTGAGATAATATTAATTGATCAGATTTGGTTAATAATATATTATTAAAATTATTTACCTGAGAGTTTAAATTAAATATAACACTATCCTTTAAAACTACTTTATGTTCTAATATTTTTATTTTATCCGAAAATAGAACTAATTCTTTTTTAGCTCCATCACCTGTAATTAAATCTTTAATTACTAATTTGACTATCGGCTTTTTTAATTGAATCGAAGTACTGTCTATAACGTTTTGTGAAAAACCTTTCAAGTTCGTCATCATTAAAATTATCAACAGCATCCACTTTAGTACTAATTTCATACCTTAAGTTATTTATTCTATTATCTTTAAGATCTAATTCTTTATCTAATTTAACTATTTGTACAGTTAATGTATCAATTTCAAAAGCCAATTCGTCATTTTTATGGTGTAACGAATCGACTTTATTTTCTAATGCTTGTATTTTATCATTGTACTCACTTATATATTTTTCTTCTTTTTGCAAGAAACAAAAAACTAATATGCAAGCAGCTATTATAACTAATAGATTAAGATTTTTTCCTAACCATGTTTTTGTAAATTTCATCTTATTTATCTATGATAGAATCTAACTCTTTTTTAAGTTTTGTCTTTTTCTTAAGATCAGCTACAATTTTTTCTTTTTCTTCACCTTCTGCTTTTTTATATTTGCGAGCTAAAGATTTCATTTGTTTAGTTAATTGAGCAAGTTCTTCTTTTGCTTTAGCTAAGCCTTTTGTTTTTTTAAGATCTGATGATGTAGGTTCTTTATCCTCATCTTCTCTTAAATCTTCTTTTATAAATTTTGCTTTTGCTTTATCAAAATCTCCTTTATATAATTGCTTTACAATTCTACGTCCAAGAGTTTCTAATTCATCAGCATTTAAGCTATGAGGTTTATTAAAACCTGATAAGTATCCTTTACCTATGTCACCGTAATCAGCTGGGTCGATTACATCATCTGCAGATTTAGCTTCTTTTTCTTCTATACCCGCTTGTTGCTTTTTCTTAATAACATCTGTTAGTTTTTCATCATAAGCTTCTAAACTTTTAAGATCATCTTCTATCTCTTCAGATAACGTAGAAAGTATATTTTCTTTAATGTAATTTTTTAATGCTGATTTTTTCATTATTATAGGATTTTATTATAAATATGTTAAAGCTTAGTAATATTTAATATTTGTTGAATACGTTCCTCTGTAGATCCAGATATTTTTTCAATTTTACCTGCTTTATGCCCATGTCTTTTGATAAGTGTTGTAATAGTAAAATCAATTAAATCTCTATAATGTTCATCTGTTTCGCGTACTCCATTATCTTCAATTTCTATCCCATAAGGAGATATGTAAAATATATAATCATAATCCCTAATAAATTCACTGGCATATGTTTCAAATGCATCCTTATCTTGATGGGGTATTGATTTTGCATTTAAAGTAAATGCCATTACATCAATAACAGTTCTATCTGTAATAACATCTGTTTGTATTAATTCAGCACAACGTTCAGCTAAAAATACAGTTTGACCCTTTAATGTTGAGTCAGTATTTAAAGGAATACCTTGCTCCATTAAAAACTTAGAACGTTCTGTCCTAAACATATAATCTTTAAATTGCTTTGTTTCTTTTAAAGCATTTACTAGTGTAGTTTTTCCTACACTCATTGTACCACATAAACCTATTTTCATATCTTAATTTCTATAATCGGATAATTGTGCTTTCATTGATTGGTTTTTGTAAAAAGGAATACCTTCTCTTTGACGTCTCATTTCTTTCCAATCTTCTTCTGTTTTTTGCATACCATAAAGATAATATTCTGATTTTTTTTCTTTACCCTCTGGTATTAAAGCTGGCCCATCCCAGTTATGTAATTTACCATCCCAAGTATAAGCAATAGTACCATCTGGTTTTGATAATTTTCTTGATTTAGGGAATGTTTGTCCTGTTTCTATGCTCATTATATTTTATTTTATATTAATATACGAAATTATTGTTGATTATCCAAAATATATTCTGCAACATAAGTCCCTTGTGCACCACTTACCGTTATACCTCTAGCTGATAATGCATCGCCAACAAAGTGTACGTTGGGATATTTGGTGAGGGCTAAATTGGTATAATCGACAAGTGGCTCAGGTGATAGATATTTTACTTCGGGTACATAAATACCCCAATCGTCATTTAATGTTGGGAACACTTTCTTCATGTCATTAATAAAATTATATACATAAGGAAAATAAGGCTGCATTGCTTTTGAAATTTCATGTAATCTATCTACTTGAATTGCTGATACATTTTCACCTTCTGATGTTGTTGATGGCTTACGTGTTGGACTATAATATAATCCTGTGCCATCAATTTGTAATTTTTTAACTACATCTCTAGCCCATTCAAATGGTTTATCAATGCCTTGGACTTCCATTAAAATACCAAAGTTAGTCATATTATTTCTAAATGATTCATCTTTTTTAGCATGTCCATTATATGAATGATCACCATATGTTTCTTCTACAGCTACATAAGCTGCATTGTTATTAGTACAAAAGGAACGAAGTGATACTCCTGCTTCCTCAAATTTTCTATATAATTTAAAATCATAACTTATATCAATTAATTTTTGAAAGTGTTTTTGTGGTGCTTCAAATCGAACACCTATTTGAACTGGTTTTGGTTCAGTAGGTAATTCATACTGTTCTGCTAATAATTTACCAAAATCAATACCTGATTTACCTACACCAAATATAAGTTTATCATATTTTAATAATCTTGTATTTTGAGCATTAACATAAAATACTGAACTATCATCAAAATCAATAGCTGTTACTTTAGTTTCCCATATAAATTCTACACCACCATTAACTAAAAAGTCATACCAATTTTTACCTATTTCATGTAAATAATCAGTACCAACGTGCCATACTGGAAATAAACGTAATCCAAAATATGGTTTAATAAAATCTGGTTCTGCTATAGGATTTGAACATTGTACTTCTTCTGGTTTAGGGTGAAAACGTTTAAAATTATCGATTACTTGATCAAATAATTCCATTGCTTTTTCTTCACCACAATATTTAGATAATTGACCACCAATTGAAGTATGATAAGTTAATTTACCATCAGACCAACCTCCTGCTCCTAGGAAACCTGTCATTACCTCTTCATATGGTCTTAAATATGGATCTTTACCCATATCAATTATAGTAATTTTACCTTTAAAACCATTGTCAATTAGCTTAGTAGCAGCATTTACATTTGCTACACCTGCTCCAACCATTACTACATTTTTACTCATATTGTATTCTTATTTATGTGTGAATATACGAACTTAAAATGGCATCTCCAAATGAGATGCCACAGATATCTGTTTATTTTTTAATCGCGACTGGCTATGAATCAGTCTATATGTTATTTATTTTATTTATAAATTAATTCCTGCTATATCTGAGTATAATACTTCTTCTTCATCTCCATCTTTACTAACCGCAAAAACTCCATAATCACCCCACATATCTACATTATCATCGTTATTAGAGTTTGGGTTATATATTATTAATTCTCTACCATCTGATAATTGTATAAAAGCATCATCAGAATCTCCTAAAGCTTTAAGAAGTGATTCTTTATCATAATCTTCTTTAAGTACTTTACCTTCAGCTAAATCATTTTCTAATCCCTCACGTTCAGTATTATCTAGCGAATCTACAAAACTTTGTAAGTCAGTAGGAAAAACTGTTTTGTAATCTATAGATTTTTTTAGTTCTAAATATTTGTCTAGAATTGGATTTTTAGAATCTTCTTCTGTAAGGAATTGTCTAAATCTATTTAGTTCTTTCATTTAATTTATTTTTATCTTTAAATCTGTTGTACCTTTATGTATTCTATGGACATCTCCTTCGTTAATAAATATACGATCTCCTTTTGTTAATGCCAAGGGTAATCGATTATCTAATTGAACTTTCCATCCTTCACCTTCTAATACTTCAATCATTCTATCTTCTCGATCAGAATGCCATACTAAACTTAAGGGGTCAACATCTTTAGAAAATGTTCTTATATTACCTTTATTTACGTATGGGTTCATATTACCAAAAAGTATTCATTTTAGCACCTAAACCTAATGCTGGGGCGTATCTTGGTAAATTACATGACCAATATCCTGCTTTTGTTCTGTCTTTTTTATCTTTACAATTGTGACGTGCTGCAAATGCATTACGTGCTTCTTTGTTTTTGATTTTAGCTCTTAAACCACCGGATCCAAAAGTTACTTTTTTAACTTTATCTCCATCTTTAACGTAAACATAATATGCTTTAGGCCCACCACGTTTTGGTTTACCTAATGCTACTTTTTTACCTTTAAATTCAGCTTCGTCTATTTCTTTTTTAGCTTCTTGTAAAGCTTCCCTAACACCAACTTTAATTTTATCTTTTAAGACTTCAGATTTTTGTTCATCAGTACATTTTTCGTAATCACAATCAAATTTACGACGTGCAATTAAATCTAATCTAAGTAATTCTTCTTGATTATATTTTCTATCTTCTTTTAAGTCTTCTTTATGGTATAGTTTTTCACTTTCACCATTAGGACCGCTTCCATTTTTATCGTGAGGGTTACCTGACATTAATGAACCATCAGGCATTTTATGTAGTTTGCCTTTCCATTCTTTACCATCTTTAGTATAATGTGGAACACCTTCTTTTTCATTTAAT